TACAGGGCGAGGGTGAGCTGAGCGTCGGTGAGCGCGGCGGCGGTGCCTGACCCGGAGTCGGTGCCGGACATGACGTTGCGCAGGTCGGCGACGGTGGCGTAGAGGGTGCCGGAGGCGACGGGGGTGCTCACGACGCCGCCAGCCCGAGCGCAAGCGCCGCGAGGCCGCCGTAGAACCACGCCTGCGCGTCAGCGCGGAAGATGTCCGTGCCGCTCACGGTGATCGCGGCGAACAGGAAAAGGAACGCGGCGATGACGAACAGCAGCCTGGACAGCCACGCCGGGGCCACGGGTGCCGCCATCAGAACTGCCCTCCGCCCATGTGCTCGGTGTCGGATTCCGGGCCGAGCGCGGAAGGCGACGCGATCTGCGCGGCGGTCAGGGCGGTCAGGTTGGACGCGCCGATCGCGTTGAACAGCGCCGACCCGGCCGGGATGTCGAGGACCGTGCCCTTGTTGTGCGTGATCACCGCGTGGTCGTAGGTGAACGTCACCTTCTTGTTGATGATGTACATGTTCGCGCCCATCAGGACTGCCCTCCGTCCCCGCCGCCGCTGTCCTTCACGGCGCTCTTGCGGGACTTGCCGGCGCCCTGCGGGGAAGTCTCCGGCTCGTCCTGCGTCTCCGCCTCCCCCGTGGCTTCCGGCGCGTCCTGGGGCTCCTCAGCCGGTTCCGCGGCCACGGTGACAGGTGCCGCCCCGAACATGGAGACGAGGCGGTGCCTCCCGATGGCGTCTTCAAGTGCGGAACCCGGCGGCACGTCGATGACCTGGCCGCGCGGCAGCCGCTGGGACACGCCATCCCAGGTGAAGCGCACGTCCTCGGTGACGATCCGCGGGTTCCCGGCCATCAGTTCGCCACCCCAGTTCGCCTGTGCGACTCTGGTAGAGTTTCCCCATAAGAGGCTCCGTTACAGGCAACGCTCCGAGGGTGTTCGTCCAGATGGGACAGCGATTCGAGCGGCTGACGGTGACTCAGCTCGACGTCAAGGTGGGCGTCTCCCCTTCCAAGCCTGCCGGCTGGCGGGCAGCCATCTGCCAATGTGACTGCGGCGGGGAAACTCTGGTCAAGCTGTCCGATCTGGTCAGGGGCAAGAAGAGATCGTGCGGCTGCCTGAAGCGCGAAGCTCCCGGCTTGCAGAAACCTGAAGTAATCGCTAAGACCAAAGCCCGGCAGACTAGGCACGGTCTCGCGGCGCACCCGTTGTACGACGCTTGGTACAGCATGGTCGGCCGCTGCCATGACCCCGGGAACGTGGCCTATGAGAGATACGGCGCCCGGGGTATCGAGGTCTGCGAACGCTGGCACGATCTGACCGCGTTCGTCGCTGACACTGAGGCGACTATCGGCCCTCGCCCGGAGGGCAGGCATCCCAGCGGAAAGCCGCTGTACACCCTTGACCGCATCGACAACGACGGCAACTACGAGCCGGGCAATGTCCAGTGGGCTACGGCCGGCCAGCAGCAGGCCAACACCGGCCGCGCGCCGCGCGCGGAGTGCTCGGCGGATAGCTGCACCAGCCCGGCCCGGTGCCGCGGCATGTGCAGAAAGCACTACAAGCGGTGGTGGAGGCGCAATCAGCCGCAGGCTGCATGAGGTCATCAGTTGCTCGCCGCCGCCTTCGATAGGCAACTTTCGTTGCCGCGCTGGCTGAGCGGGATGACGCCGGACAGGTTGACCGATCCGTAGGCGGCCTCAAGCGCGGAACCGGGCACGATGTCAACGACCGTCCCGTGGCGGGCGAACGTCGCCCGCTGCGCGCCGTTGGCGTGCGGATCCCAGGCCACCGTCGTGTCGGTGAGCACGCGGCGCGGGTACTGGCTCAATTCGAGACCCCGGCCCCGAACCCGGCTGCCGACATGCCGGAATGCACCGGGTAGGCCAGTGCGCCGAGCGGGCTGTACCCGGTCACCCCGGTGGGGGCCACGGAGTTCTCCTGCGCGTAGACGCTGCCGTTGCTGTTGGCCAGCACCCCCATGTCCAGGTAGTCCATCCACGCCCACACCGGGGCGACGGAGTAGGTGACCGAGATCGTGGCGGCGGGCGGCAGCGCCAGCGCCAGCGGGGCGGCACTGGACGCGGGCGTGGTGGTGGCCACCTGGGTGCCGTTGACGTACCAGAACGTGGTGGTGCCGCCGAACGCGACGACCGACAGGTTCTTCCCTGTCGTGTTCGTAGCGGCCACAGTGGTCAGCGGCAGCGCCGGGGTGAGCACCGACCAGTACCAGATGGGGACGGCGACGGTGTACTGCAGGGCGACCGTGCCGCCGGCCGGGACGGTGATCATGTACTGCGCCGCCGAGGTGGCCACCGACACGGCGCTGAGCCAGTAGTTGGCCATCGTCGCGCCGTTGGCGGCGACCGACACGTTCACCGTCTGCCCGGTGGTGTTGGTGGTCGCGAACGTGAGCCCGGCGGGGCTGGTGGTGAGCACCGGCGGCTGCTGGATCATTGCGTCATCTCCGGGACTGTCGAGTCGAGCACGGCTTGCGCGGCGGCTTCCCAGTGCTCCCGGATGACCGGGTCCTGGTCCTCCCAGGACGGCAGGTCCTCGCCGTGCACGGACTTGCCGCCGCAGTGCGCGACGTACGCCCCGCAGGCGATCTGCCCGGGCGTGTTCTGGGCGGTCACTGGCGGCTGGCCTGGAGTCATCGCGTCCCCCTCAATTTGAGATCCCGGAGTGGCCCACATTGTCGGAGCCGTCAACCCAGGCCCGCAGGCTGCCAGCCAGCAGGGCGTACAGGTCCCCGGCGTTGTCCAGCCACAGCGGCGTGTTCGCCAGGAACGTCACGGGGAAGTCACCCGGCGACCACTCAGGCGGGGAGCCCGGCCCGGTCCAGCCGAACGCGCCCTTGTTGTCGCCGCCGGTCAGCGGTGTCACCGTCAGGCTCGCGTTGTACACCGACCCGGTGGAGCCCGCGCCGATGTTCTTGACGTAGATGATCGCGCTGGCCCCGGTCCAGTAGGCCACTGCTGCCTGCGGGTAGGAGCCGACCGTGCCCGCGTTCACTGAGGTGGCCAGCAGCGTCGTGCCGGCGGCGCCGCCGTACAGGCCGAAGTTGTTCGCGTCCCCGGCCGCCGCGGCGGTCTGGAGGGTCGCGGTCCAGGACAGCAGGAACGACCCGGTGGCGAGCGCCTGGGTGGTGATCAGGCTCAGGGCTCCCGGCGTGGCCGTGGTGGTGCCGCTGCTGGCCGTGGCCGGACCTGAGGCCGGGTAGCTGGGCACGCCCGCGGGGACGGTGACGTTGGCGGTCAGGACGTACCGGCCGAGCGCCATCAGGTCACCTCCCTCGGGTCAGTAGCTGGTGTGCGGGACGTTCTCCAGGCCCGTTCCGGACAGTGCCGGGGTGAGCGCGGCGACGGCGACGAGGACCGCGGAGTTGTGGGCGCTGTTCAGGCTGTTCACCGGCACCGAGGTTGCCGTGGGCGTGCCGTTGACGGTCACCACGTCGCTGGTGCCGGCGGGGTCGACGATCAGCACCTGGCCCTGCGCGAACGCCACGTTCGTCCCGGTCGGCGCGAACGTCAGCGCCGTCCCGCCCGCCACCACGGACGCGCTGATAGCCGGCAGCGCCCACGCCCAGGTCGGCGGGCCGGACGTGTACGTGGCGTAGAAGACGCCGCCGACTGGGATCAGGTACACGCCGGCGCCGGTGCCGACGTTGACGCCGCCGATGAAGAACCCGGTGATCGTGGCGGCGTTCAGGGTGATCGTCGCGGCGATCGGCGTCGCGTACGGGTTGGCGGCCGTGATCGTGCCCGCGCTGGTGGCCGGGAACGCCGGGGCGGCGGACAGGGACGGGGCGGCGACGGTGAACGGCCACTCGCACCGCGAGCACCGGAACGTCAGGGCGGCGTACGGGGTGAACGGCGCGATAGTCCAGCAGCGCGGGCACGTCATGGACGTGACCTCCGCCGGCTGCAGCGCTGACCCCGCGTCGGGCACGGTCTACCTCCGGCCCTGCTGCGAGCGGACCTGGCGGGACGGCGGCAGGTCCACGGCATCCGGCACCATGGCCTCCCGCAGGTGGTCGGCCATCTCCTCCGGGCCTGGCCTGGCAGGCTCGCCCTCCGGGGCGCGGCCGTCGTCAAGCACCGAGATGCTGGACGAGCCTTCCGGGTCGGGGCGGGGCGCGTCGGAGCCCTGCGGCGGGACGGCGGGGCGGAACAGCCGGCCGGACAGGGCGCGGGGCGGCAGCCTCGGCGGGGCCTCGTGCGTGCCGTCCGCGCCGGTCACCTTCCGCAGCACGTCGGTCTGCCGGCCGTCGCGGGTGCCGTGCCGGTTGAACGACCGGGCCTCGTCCTCGGTGAGGTAGACGGTCTCACCGGGGTACACCAGGTCCGTGTTCCGGTCCTTGTCGCCGCGGCGGGGGACCGACAGGCACGCCAGGGCCACGTATGGCTCGCCGACCCGGGCGGCCGGGGTGCCCTTCTCCCGGGCCAGCAGGTCAGTGAGGGTCTTCCGCTCAGCGTCGGTAAGCGGACGGGCCTCAGTGGCGGCTGATGTCATGCGGTCTACGCTCCGTGTTCGCTTTTGTTTTCGTTATACGCCGCTGAGCAGCACGACGCTGAGCGGCTGGTCAAGCCCAATTGCACTGGACCTTTGGGTGTCACTCCTCCACACTTTGTTCGCCTCCTGGCGATACAAAGGCCCGGCTATGAACGGGAGTTCGTCTGCGTAGAATCCGGCCCGGTGCCGCTGCATGATGATCGCGTTGCCCGCCGGGACCTGGCGGGAGATCAGCACGTCCAGGTTGAAGATCTTCTGCGGCAGCACGCCGGTGTACAGCAGGTTCTCGCTGGCGATGTCGCCGATATACGGCGCCGCGAACGTGCTCGACTGCAGCAGCGTGTTCTTCGTGCCGTGGTTCACGATGAGGGTGTCCGCCTCGAACCCGAGCCACTGGGTGACGCCGGACGGGGACACGATGTTGGCGTTCTCGACCAGGTACACGGCTTGCGCGATGTCGGCCCTCGTGGTGGCGGAAGCCGATGCCCACGGGTTGGCCACAGCGAGCGTCTGGATGCTTGCGTTGGCCACGACAGCCGAGTAGAACGCGGTGTTCCAGCTGTAGACCATCGTGTTCTTGACCTGCAAGAGCTGCCGGGTCACGGGGTCGATGGACTGCCTGCGCCGCATCTCATCCGACACCATGATGGCCATCGCCCGCTCGTGGCTGAACACCACGCGGGGCACGCCGATGGACGTCGGGACGACGGGGACCTCGCCGAACTCCGGCCGGATCTCCGGGAAGTCATCCGCGTACAGCGGCGTCGACTCGCTGTACCGCACCGCGCCGGAGGGGGCCGCGCCGCCCATCCGCAGCACCGAGTCCATGATGAACTCGTTCTGGGTGATATCCAGGATGAGCGCCGGGATGACCAGGGGGTCTTTCAGCAGCTCATTGACGGTAATCCGCGGGGCGTCGCTATAACCCCTGGCGCCGGTAGGCATGTCTCAGTCCCTTTCTAGGCGAGCCGGGCCCGGCCCAGGAAGTAGGCGGCCGTTCCCTGGCCGCCGACCTGCTGGGTGAGCATCGCGGATGAGACGCCGCCCGGATGGGTGCAGATGCCGACCACCTGGTCCGCTGCGGGGCCGGCGCCGGCGGCGGTGCAGAACCCGGCGGTCGCGCCGATGATCAGCTTCCCGCCGGGCTTCACCGCGCCCATGTACCAGCACCAGATGTCGGTGGTGTAGTAGACGGGCACGTAGTCGCCGAGCACCGAGATGTCGATCTGCGGCTGCCCGTAGGCGTTCGCCGCGCCGGTCTGCGTCGAGATGACGTTCGCGTCGGTGCCGGCGACGCCGAGCACGTTGACGCTGGCGGACAGGGCCAGTGTCACCGTCAGGTCGGTGGTGCCGGCGGTCAGCGTGTTGTTCTGCACGAACTGGCCGCCGTAGATCAGCGTGGCGGCCTGGTAGTTGGACGGGCCGAGCTTGTAATGCGGCAGGACCGCAGTCATCGGCGGTACCCTCCCCTAGTCTGAGTTGGATGCCGCCGGGTCACTTGAGCCCGGTCATCTGCTTGTACCTGGCCACGACGTCCTCGCGGGACGCGTCCCGCTGCTCCCGGCCCGCGTCCTCCGGCTCGTCCATCGGGGAGCCGAGCTCCACGTCGAGGTCGAGGAGGCGGGCCTGCTGGGCGTACTCGGTGAGGACCTTCCGCATGATCTGCCCGGCGTCCGCGGTCTTCCCGTTCGCCAGGTCCACCGTCCGGCCGATCCCCTCTAGCAGCGGCCGGGCCAGCTCGGTGATGAACGGGGGGACGCCCAGGTCGGCGAGCTTCCGCTTCTCCGCCTGGTAGTCCTGCTCCCGCAGCCGCGCGGAGATGACGGCCATCTCCCGGCTGGTCTCCTCGGCCCTCGCGGTGGCCAGGTCGATGGCGAACTGGGCCTCCGCGGACAGTCCTGCGGCCACAGGCTCCTCCTGGTGCTGCTCGGCCTCGAACGCCGCCTGCATGACGGCGAAGTCCTCATCGGTCATGCTGGCGATCTCCGCCGCCAGGTCGTCCTCGCCGTCACCCTCGTCACCCTCGTCACCGCCGTCGGCGTCGCCGGGGTCCGCGCTGCCGGTCAGGGCCAGCAGCTCGTCCGGGGTCAGCACCAGGCCGCCTGCGGCGAGCGCCTCAAGCTGCTCGGCGGGCAGGTCGAGCAGCTGGGTGATCAGGGCCCTCTGCTCATCGGTGATGCCGTCGATACCGGGCATGGGTTCCGTCCCTTCTGACGGCGCGGGCTGAGGGGGCGCGGGGGCTTCTCCCGCGAAGCTGGAGGCGGACAGGTCGATCACCGTGTCCGGGACCGGCGAGGACGCCTCGATGGCCTGCCACGCGCCCAGCCCGGGAATCCGCGGGTCCAGGGTGCCGAGGACATGCTGGATCGCGGCGGGGAAATGCTGCCCGTCGGAGCGGGCGTAGTCCTCCACGATCCGGGCGGAGACACCGAGGCGGGGATTGGCCGTCAGCACCCGCTCCCCGTCCTCGGTGAGCTCGGCGGTGATGTACAGCCCGTCGTCCTCGAGCTGCATGCCGCGGATCTCGCCGCGGGTCCGCTCGGGGTCGTTGGTGTGCGTGTTCTGGGCGTCGGCGAGCTGGAACGGCACCTGGTCATACGCGCGGGAGGTGAACGCCGCCGCGAGCTGGCCGAGGTAGTCCTTCGTGAAGTGCAGCAGCCGGCCCTTGTACTCCACGTCGCCGACGGGCAGCACCTTCTTGCGCCACAGCCGGTTGCCCAACTCGACGGCCTCGGCGGCGGTGAAGGGCGTGAGGACGGCGGCGGTCACCGGGCATCCGCCAATTCGCCGCGGAACGATGTCCGCTGGTCGATGTCCGTGCCGTAGGTCAGGACCAGATACGGGTCATTGCCAGGACCGTGCGCCGGGGCAAAAGGCCGCTCCACGAAGTCCGGCGTACGCTCGCCGTCCCCCTTCGTCACCAGCGTGAAGAACTCCATGCACTCGTGCTTCTCCACGAGCTGGCACTGCTCGAACAGCCAGTTCAGCCAGGACCGGCGATTGTAGGAGGCTGGCGGCACGAGCATGTAGTGGTGAACCCGGTAGCCCTCTCCGCGGTCAGGATGGTAAGCGTCGTACCCGCGGGTGGTGATGATCAGGGTGAGGCCCTTGCTGCCCTGGCCGCGGTCCTTGTCCAGCAGGTCGAACGTCCAGCCGGGCCGGTACTCCAGCCGGCTTACCAGGTCAGCCAGCTCATCTGGATACGGCGCGGTCTGGTGCATGACGGTCATTTAGCTGGCCGCTGCCTGCTTGCCGAACGCGCCCGGCTTGGTCTTCTGCGACATCTTCGCGAACGCGACGGCCCGCGCCTCCGGGAACCCCTTGGCGATCAGCTTCTTCTTGATCGCCTGGCCGCGGGGGGTGAGCCCGTCGTCGTCGGTGCCGTCATCGTCGCCTGCGCCGCCCGCCATGGTGATCCGGGGGCCTGCTCCCGCCCCGGTGGCGGGGGTGGCCAGGGCCCGGATCGCGGGGATGCCGTACTCGGCCATCAGCTCGGTCTGCTGCGGCGGCGGCTGCAAAGGGGCCTGCGCACGGTGCAGCGCCCCGGTAACCGCCTTGTTGTACGTGCCGACGGCTTCCATCAGGGCGGTGCGCTGGTGGTCGCGGGGGGCCAGGTCGGTGCCGTTGACGGTGGCGACCCACTTGCCGGCGCCGGTCTTGCGGAGTGAGGCGATCTCGGTGCCGCCGTGGCGGTGCCGCAGGATCGCGGTGCCGTCCTGCGCGCGGGCCACCAGGACGTCCGCGGGGCCGCCGATGGCGTGGCGGCGGGCGGTCAGAGTCCCCGTGGCCAGGTCCACGCTTCCGCGGGGGCTGCCGGCGAGGGCGTGGGCGGCGCCGCCGCCGCGGACGGTCGTGGCGGCGCCCGAGCGGACCTGTGCGGTGGACGGGGCCGGGGTGCGGAGGACGCCCGGCTGGGTCTGCAGGGACGCGCCGGACGCGCCGAAGTCCCCGGCGGGGGCGACGTGACCGCACTCGGGACACGTGAGCGTCAGGCCCTGCTCGTCCTTGGTCGTCTCGGAGAGGTAGATGCCGAGGTCGGGGTTCGCGTGGGACATCTGGCCGAACTTGGCGGGGCCGAACTTCTTCCGGCCGATGAAAGCCGCCAGCGCGTCAGGATCCTTAGCTCCGCGAGCGGCCA